CATCATAGAGTTTCCAGCAATCATGCCATCAGGTAAACCTATCTGGCCTCAATATTGGAAGTTGCCTGAACTAGAAGGTGTCAAAGCTTCTTTGAGTCTTTCAAAATGGAATGCACAGTGGATGCAGAATCCAACTTCAGAAGAAGGTAGTATTATTAAACGTGAGTGGTGGAACATGTGGGAAGAAGCCAGGATTCCAAAACTAGAGCATGTCATACAATCTTACGACACAGCTTTTTCTAAAAAAGAATCTGCAGATTATTCTGCGATAACCACCTGGGGTGTATTTTATCCTAATGAAGATAGCCCTGCGCATTTGATATTATTAGATGCTTTCAAAGAAAGACTGGAGTTTCCAGAGCTTAAGAAGGAAGCATTAGAGCAATATAGATACTGGAATCCTGATACAGTAATTATAGAGGCCAAAGCTTCTGGTCTTCCACTAACATACGAGTTGCGAAAAGTAGGCATACCTGTTATAAATTTCACACCCAGTAAAGGTCAAGATAAATATTCAAGAGTGAGCGCAGTTTCACCCTTGTTTGAGTCTGGAATGATCTGGGCGCCGGATGAAAAGTTCGCAGAAGAGGTAATAGAAGAATGTGCATCATTTCCTTATGGAGACTATGATGATTTGGTGGACAGCACAACACAAGCGTTGATGCGTTTTAGACAGGGAGGATTTGTAAGACTTCCTGACGATTATGTAGAAGAACCATTACCGCGAATAGATAGGGAATACTACTGATGGAATTCGAAAGATACGAAGATGTAATTGATGCCTACGAAAGAGATAACATGGGCTATGCCACTTTAACAGATTACATCAAAGGCGAAAATATTAAAATCAAAGAAATAGAAATGGATCCTCTTGGAGATTTAAAACAATCTTTAAAAAAAGGTGGTCCTGTTGGGATAGAAGTTTTAATCATGGAAAAAATGAAAGATGGTGGACGAGTTCCATTTAGATTTGGCGGTAAAGGGTATCAAGGTGGAGCTAATACAGGAGTTTCAAGAGGTGGTGGTCGAAGCGCGGCCATGGGAATGGGCGGTAAACAAAGAGGCGGAACTTTTAGTGCTCCAACTCCAACTGGTGGTGGAGGACCCTCTGTAGGTGGATCAACTAAAAAAGTTTCTCCTATAAAAAAAATTGGTAGTGGTATAGATAAAACTTTATCTGTTATATCTCCTTTCGTGGACCCAACCTCTAAATTTGGTAAAGGGTTAGGTCTTTATAATTTATTAAAAAAAGGAGTTACAACAATAGGTAATACTTTGTTTACTCCAGCAGGTGCTGCTGAAATAGATTTTTCTAAACTACCTGGAGCAAAAGATAAATTTACACCTGATTTTGGAGGAATATTAGATGCTACTAGTACTTTAAAATCAAAATACAAAGGCAAAACAAAAGAGGACTTTGTTAATGCACTTGAAACAGGAAAATTTGGTTCAGGTAGTCAAAGTATGTTTGATAGAAATGTTGATGATCTTTTTAAAGGAGTTGATTTGGATGAAAAGGGTATGTTCTCTGGTGATGTCCAACCAACTTTAATAGGCACAACTGATGGTAGTTTTAGACAAACCATAGATATAGATAAAGAAAAGTTAGACCCTGATGCTTTAGAAAAATTACCAGGTGGATTTTTTCCCACTAAAAAAGCTGATGGTGGCCGAGTCGGTTTCAACGTTGGAGGGATAACAGATCCTCAAGCTTTAGCCATTTACAATTCTATGAGCGCTTATGGTTTCTCTGATAAAGAAATAGCAGACACAATTACAGCTCAAGGTTATGATGCAGGAACTTTAGGGCAAACAAATCAATCACAACAACCTCAGAAAAAAATAGGAGCTCCACAACAAAATCAAGGAATTATTGGAGTAGATTTACAAAACGCAAGGGACGGTGATAGTCCAATGATTACACCATTTAAAAAAGATCCAAGAGTTGGTTCAGCGTTTGAAGCTTATCAAAGAAGTCAAGCATTGAAAGCAATGGGTATTGATGATCCGTTTGCAGATGAAGTAACCTTAGAAGGTGCATATTACGGAGATATGCCTGATGTAAATTTACAACCTGGTTCTCAAACTTTTATGGGAAAAATAAAATCACAGTTGGGTTCAATGGTAAATTTAAGTCCAACATTAAATTTATTTAGAGGACTGGGACAAGGCCTAGCAGATTTACTTCCTGTTAATCAAAGAGCGATTGCAGAAAATATTGCCGGTAATATGGGAATTAGGGTTGATGATATAGGGAGAATAGTTAACACCGGTGATTATAATGATCCTTCAAATGTAATGGCTGGTTATAATTTAAATAAAATGACCGATAAAACTTTTGATAAAAGAATAGATAATGTTTCAGGTACGTTGAGTGAAAAGTATAATTTAGGTGTTAATGAAATAAAAGGAATTCTCGAAGGAACTTTATCGGATGAACAATTAGCTGACATTAATTCAAGAGCAATTATGAAAGGCACTAATCAAACAACAAACTTAATTAAACAACTTAGAAGTTTACAAATAGCAAAAGAGAGAAATAAGTTTATACAAGATGCAGCCAAAGCAGAAGCCGATAGACAAAAAAAAGAAAGAGAAGCTGCTAAATTAGAAAAACAAAGAGCTAAAACAAGAGAGGCGGACAGAGCAGCTGGTGCATTTAGTAATGTGGTTCAATTAGATCCAGGTGGTGGTGGAACTTTTAGACAACAAACTGCTGCTAAAGAGAGACAAGGTCAACAAGTTGCTGGTCCTGGTTTTGGTAAAGGCGCATACTTTGCAAGAGGTGGTATTGCTACTATGTTTAAGGAAAAAAGATAATGGAAATAAAATATGACTCAATTAGAGGAGCCATTGTAGATACACAAAATGAAAAAAAGGTAAGCCAACCTGAGCTGCTTGCCTGGACTCTTACTCACCCTGAAACAATTACCATAGATGAGCCCAAATTGACAAAAATTAAACCAACTGTTATGGTGTCGGCTAGGGAAATAATAGAGGGATAATAGATGGCTACGATAGATAAACCGCTTCCAAATACAAATATATCAGAAACTGTTGTTAAAGTTCCAAAACAAGAAGAACTAATTCAAGAGCGAGATGAGATTATTGAAAAGAAAAATCAACAAGGTAACATTGAAGTTACTATGGATGAAGAAGGTGGTGCTGAAATTGCCTTTGATCCAAGAGCTGTAACTGAAGAGGGTGGTCAAGATCATTTTGAAAATTTAGCAGAGTTTTTAGGTGAAGATATTTTAGAGTCTCTTGGTTCTAAAATGGTAGAGCAATACAATGAATACAAAGAATCTAGAGGTGATTGGGAAGATACTTATAGAAATGGATTAGAGCTTTTAGGATTTAAATACGAAAGAAGAACAGAACCTTTTAGAGGGGCAAGTGGTGTAAATCATCCTGTTCTCGCAGAAGCAGTCACACAATTTCAAGCGCAAGCTTATAAAGAATTATTACCAGCAGATGGACCTGTTAGAACTCAAATAATGGGTGATACTACAGTTGCTAAAGAAGAACAAGCAAAGCGTGTAAAAGATTTTATGAATTATCAAATCACCGATCAAATGAAGGAATACGAGCCTGAGTTTGATCAAATGCTTTTTTATCTCCCTCTTAGCGGCTCTACCTTTAAAAAAGTATATCTCCATTCCCTCTTGGGTAGAGCCGTGTCTAAGTTTGTACCAGCGGACGATTTAATAGTTCCATATTCTGCTAATTCTTTAGAAGACGCAGAGGCCATTATTCATGTAATAAAAATTTCTGAAAACGAGTTAAGAAAACAACAAGTAGCCGGATTTTATAAAGATGTAGAACTAGGATCACCACCAGTAACACAAAATCAATTAGAAGATAAAAAATTAGAATTAGAGGGCATAAGTAAAGATGGCCAAGAAGATCAATATACACTTTATGAAATACACACTAATTTAGATTTAGAAGGTTATGAAGACATGGGTGGTGATGGTGAACCAACAGGAATTAAATTACCTTATGTTGTAACTGTTGCAGAAGCAGGACAAAAAGTTTTATCAATTAGAAGAAATTTTAGTGACAACGATCCACTTAAAAAGAAAATAAATTATTTTGTGCAATTTAAATTTTTACCAGGAACAGGTTTTTATGGTTTTGGTTTAATACACATGATCGGCGGATTAACCAGAACTGCCACTGCAGCTCTTAGACAATTATTGGATGCGGGAACCTTAGCTAACTTACCATCAGGATTTAAATCTAGAGGTATTAGAGTTAGAGATGATGCACAACCTTTACAACCTGGTGAGTTTAGAGATGTCGACGCTCCGGGCGGCAACATCAAAGATCAGTTTATGACCTTACCTTTTAAAGGACCAGACTCAACTTTACTTCAACTTATGGGTATAGTTGTAAATGCAGGTCAACGATTCGCGAGTATCGCTGATATGCAAGTTGGTGATATGAATCAACAAGCTGCGGTCGGAACGACAGTAGCATTATTGGAGCGTGGATCGCGGGTAATGTCAGCTATACACAAAAGATTATACGTTGGATTAAAACAAGAATTTAAATTATTAGCAGAAGTATTTAAAACATATTTACCACCTACATATCCTTACGATGTACCAGGTGCAACAAGAGAAATTAAAATTCAAGATTTTGATGATAGGGTTGATATTTTACCTGTAGCAGATCCAAACATCTTTTCACAAACTCAAAGAATATCTTTAGCTCAATCTCAACTACAATTAGCACAATCAAATCCTAGAATACATAATTTATATCAAGCTTATAGATCTATGTATGATGCTTTAGGAGTAAAAAATGTTAATGCAATACTTCCACCACCAGCTCCACCACAACCAATGGACCCAGCTCTAGAAAATATTTTAGCTATTAGTGGAAAACCGTTTAAAGCTTTTCCAGGACAAGACCATAAAGCCCATATTGATGCACATTTAAGTTTTATGTCTATTTCTATGGTGCAAAATAATCCAATGGCAATGATGGCTTTGCAAAAAAATATACTTGAACACATTTCTTACATGGCTCAAGAACAAATTCAGCTAGAATTTGTAGAAGAAATGCAAGAAATTAAAATGATACAACAACAAATTGGTCCAATGATGCAAAATCCTATGATGATGCAACAAAATCCGCAAGCAATGCAGATGGCACAACGTGTTCAACAGATAACTTCACAAATAGAATCACGAAAAGCTAAATTAATTGCTGAAATGATGATTGATTACGCTAAAGAAGAAGATAAAATTAGTTCAGAAGTCGGTGGTGACCCATTATTAAAACTAAAATCACGTGAATTAGACTTAAAAGCTAAAGCTGATCAAGAAAAAGCTGCAAATCAAGAGGCAAGACTTGATTTAGACACTATGAGAGCGATGATGAATGACCAACAACACGACGAGAAGCTAGAACAGAACCAAGAACTAGCTGGATTGCGTGCTGGAGTCTCATTAGCTAAACAAACTATGGCTGATCAAAGTAAAATTCATGATTTCGGTAGAAACTTTCCGAAAAAATAGGTATAAATCATAACTTAAGGAGTTAACTATGGTTAAACACAAAAGAAATGGTCGAGACAACGTAAAAGTTGTACCTGAACTTGGTGCTAACGCAAAAGGCGAGCAGCAAGGTGGGATTCCGGTTGAAATGACTGATCCATTTACATCACAAACAGTTGATGTAAGAGGCACAAAGCGTATGAGACCAGATAAGAAACCTGTAAA